TGAAACCTTATAAGCCTCAATGACCTCCTTTAGTTTTTCTAGCGGAGATTGAGTTTCTGGAACGATTGGTTCTTTTGAGTCAATTTTTACTTCTAATGCTTTTTTCATAGTTTTTATTCTTCCGAGGGGTGTGCGAGGCAGAGAACCTGTTGGCAAAACTCCACTCCGCACACCCCCCAGAATGGGGAGTTAGGATACTACGCTGTAACAGTAATATCGATTGATAATGCTACTCGTGGAACCCATGCTTTAAATCCTACATAGCCCCATACGACCACTTCTTTACCAGTCTTTCCAGAAACTCCTTTTTCGTCATATTGTACTCCTCTTGGTGCTGCATAAGTTGCAGTATTTTTAACACCTCCTACTCGGTGTCCGTCATTTGTCCATGTCTTTGTTCCTGATGTAGTAGATGTAGTTTCATCTGCGTATGTACCAGATGGTACAACATAGATGTCTACTCCTGCTTGGTTTGAAACAAGTCCATTTCTTAATGCACTGTCTGCGAAGTTAAATCCACTAGACATCTGAGACTGTATAACTCCAACAAGGTCTGTATCTTCAAGAATTAGATATAGACCATTCATTCGGTCAGCGTATGCCGCTGATTGTGAAATAATGTTAGACAAAATCACCGTCCAGTTTGATGGGGTTGTGAATCCTCCTGATGGAGTTGAGTAAGTTCCTGTACCGTTTTCACATAGTTCATTTACTACCCACTTGTCAATTGCTGCTTTAACACTAAATGTCATCTCATCAATTCGAGAAGAATATAGGTCAAATGCTGAAAGTGCTGACTCAAAGTCATAAATATGTTCTGAGACAATAAATTCATCTGCAACAGTAAGACCTGCATCTGTTGTAGTAAGTGCCGCTGGTGTATATGTTCCGGCAACTGCCTGAACTACAGTCGAAGGAGCTGAACCATACGGATTATCGATGTATCGTACATCGCTTCGATCTACTTTACACACTGCTTCTGCAACGAGCATGTGTCGTAGAGATGTGTCTATCTGTGCCAATGCGTATTTTCTACGATTGGTGTATGTTGATATTGTATTCACGGATATATTTGATTAATTTAATAATCCAACAGGTATATATCCAACAAATTTTTATTTTTTGATACCGAGACGAGCTTCAACTAGCTTTGCCATATCTTCGCTTGATTCTGGAAGAGAACCATCTGACTGGGCTTTTTCTAGTAACTTATTTCCGTCTACTTTTCCTGTACCTCTTGCACTCTTTTTAGTATTACTTGCTTTCGCAGTAGTACGCTCTTCTTGTGAAGATTCTAAGAGTGATTTTACAAAAGGAGTTTTAAGGGCTTCAGAAACGCTAACCTTCTTTAATTTAGCGTAATCTGTTACCTCACTTACATCCTCTTCTGGTACATCGTTTCTCATCAAAGCATATAGGTCTGATTGAGAAAGGTCGGCTTGTGGTGTAACCACTTCTTCTTTACCTTTCTTGTCTTCTGCTTTTTCAGCACGAATCTTATAATTATGAGCAACTTCTTCCGCTTTCTTGAGTTTACCCTCTTGTTCAGTTTCCTGAGTTTTAAGGGTTTCCTCATGTTCTTCTAATAATTGCTCTTCTGTTAAAGTCCCTGCTTCGATAGCGTCTTTTTGTTCTTGGTCTAAGGTTTCCAAGTCTACCGTTTTTTTAATTTCCATAGTTCGTTTTTGTAGGTGGTGCAAACGCCACCAATTGTTAATTTAATAATACTATACTTTTACTAATAATGCAAGTTGACTACTTGGCACTGTCCCTTCTGATACGCTCTGCCATCTCTTCGGGAGTTTCATCTTTCTGATATGCCAGTGTGTTAAGCATGATACACACCTGCTCTATGTGGTCTACATACATATTTCTAGCAATGACAAATTCAATTGGTGTTCCTTTTGTAATATCAAGGTCAATCTTATCTGTAGTGTAATTTTCTAATAATTCTAAGCCTTCTTTCTGTAAATCAATGAGGATTTCCCTTGCTGCGAATGCTTGTTTTTGATGCTCTGGTGCTTTTTCTACAATGTTTACAGTCATCCATAAATCCACAGAAGTCCCAATGGGGTTTTCTTTTGTTAGTTCAGGCAATAGCATCTTTTTTAATGTTGCTTTTAATTCGGGTGAGAACTGTTTGATTCTTCTTTGTTCTACTTCCCTAAGCTCAAACCCAAAGAATAAATCCCTAAGTGTTTGTAGTGTCGCCCACTCATCTTGGAAATATGCTTTTATAGCATCCTTATCCGCCTTTGTAAGGCGTTCTCTCATAATAGGTGCTGCTGGTGCCATCAACTTCATTGCTTCTGTTTGTGCTTTTTTTTGATTATCCATTTAATTGTTCTTTAGCTTGTAATTGGGGTTGCCCTTGTTGTGCAGGTTGTATCGTTGTTGGAGGTGGCGCTAGTGTCTCTGTGAATGGGTTATTTTTAACTGTTTGAACAAATGCTTGTAACGCTGCAAATAATGTTCTCTTGTCGGTACTCTCTGCATCTGCAATAACTACTTTCCATTCAAAGTCTTTTAAGGACTTCTTCCATGTAACCCCATCTATATCGGATGGCTTAAATGTTCTTGTATTCCCTTGACTGGCTAGTGCTTGCTGTACTTGTAACTGTGCTTCTTCAGGATTGAATGGTTGTAATTGGTCGGTCTTACCAGACAGGACAGCTTCTTTTGTTTTATTATTAAATTCCTTAACCGCCTCATTGGGGATATACATAGCATCTATCTTCGTTATATCATCATCATTGAAAATAGCTGCAACTTCATCCACTGTGTCCATATGTTTAAGTAAATTCGGAATAACAAATTCTCTAATCATTTGATTTAAACTATTCTTCTTATTCTCTGTAAGCATATCAAATAGTGATAATGCTTGTTCTTGTAGAGACTGTACATGTATTCCTGATGTTCCTGAAGGCTGTGTAGTCCCTCTGAGAGCGTCTGGTGTAGCTGATGTATCTTGACCCCCAATACGCCATTGATTAGCGTAATTCATCAAAGAGGTGATGTTTTGAGCTGTATTTGATACTTGTGTTATAGGCTCGTTCTTCTTCGTAATGAAGATATTACCAGTTTCTATTGCAGTAAGCACATTCCTACCTAAGAAGTTCGGATCTGATGTTTGGAATAGAAGTTTTGATGCGAGATCAAAATAATCCTTCATATTCTTATTCGTGTGGTTTACCATCCATTGAGCATCAAACAAATACTCAACTGCACCCTTTCCAAGGGTTCGACCATCTTCCTCTAAGAGATGAGTGAGTATGTATGGGTCTTTCTTCTCTTTGCCTGCATACAATGTAAAGTCCTCAACTTCACTCTTGTTGGTTGTAAATGACATAACATGCATTTGTTGAAAGAATATATCCTCATCTTCATCGTCAGTTTCTTCTCCTTTTCCTTCTTTATATATTGCTTGTGATAATTCTCCATGTACTTCATAGAGTTCTATGAAATCATCTTTATCATCTTTTTGATTGTTCCCTGTCTTTCTTGTAGTTAGCGAGTCAATAAGCTCTTTTGCAACATCTAAATCATAACCCTGATAGTCAGGATGTCCTTTCGTTGCCATATTTATAAGCTGTGCTGGAGTCTTGTAGAACTTCTCTATGCGAGGTATTGCATCAAAGTCTACTGGGTCTACAATCATTCTATTCCACGGGACAACTGATGGTATAAGTTTGCCGTCTACTTCTATAAACTTACATACCGCAGAACCATATCGTGCTAGTGTGAGTCCCCATTTATTAAGAAAAGCTGCAAAGTTATTCTCCCTCATCCAGTCTTGCAACAAAGCATAGGCTGCGTATGTTTGCAGTGTTTTCTTTATTGATGGAGGCATCAGGATAACACCCTTTGTATCTAAGTCTGTAGCTCTGAACCATACATTTGCAGCAGCTACCACTACATTAAAAAACGGCTTCTCTCGACCCAATGAGTCAGTTAAACCGCTTATGTGCTTTGAATTTAAGTACGCATCTATGGTACTTAATGTTTCATATAGTGAATGATCAACATACTGGCTAATAGTAGCTGTACCATTAATCATATTGTGTTCTGCGTCTCGAACTTGTTGATGTAATGTTTTATCCATTATCTAGTGTTGTTTAAGTCTTGTCTTGATTCTGTTCTAATAAACTGTTGACTTAGTTCATCATGGATGCGTTGAGTTTCTTCTGACTGGTCTGGTAGCATTTTATCTTTTATAACGAAGTACATCCTCATTATGAATGTGTCTGTTAAGTCAGGACTTCTACCTATCAATGCCTTAATGTCCTCTTTCATGGTAGCCATTCTCTTACCATCCCCAACTGATACATCTTGGTAGTGTGAAAGTTCTTCTATTATCTTTTCTTTTACTATAACACTTTCGTTACGAATTGCAAGTTTATGGTTGTTTATTAAATCAGCAAGTGTAAAAAGACATTGTGAGCGTAAGTTTTTGTAGTCTGATGTAAGTGGTATTTCATTAGTGTAATGCACATTTGGAAGCCGTACAGGGTCTATGTCAGTGCGTATTGCTCCATAAGAACTTTTATAACCAACAATACCATCAAGCATTGAAGAAGAAGCTACTCCAGCACCAACTCCTATCGCATCAACCGCTATGTGTGAGTAAGGTATTTGGTCTTGTGCGGCGTATTCTCGTATTTTATTTATTATCATTTCAGTGTTCAATCGTTCGTACTGCTCTATGCGATAAGACTCTAAATCCTCAAAGAAGTTAAATATAGTTTTATCTGAACCATCATCTGCTATGTCTACAATAAGATATTTATATCCTTGCTTGGTTATGGTGTTAGAGAATGCGTCTATAAGGGCAGTGTATTTAAACAATGCTCCGGCATTTTCTATATATTCCGCCATTATCTCTTGGCGGTATGTCTCTATATCCATCTCCTCTTTTGCTTTTTCAAGCTCCTCTCTAGGAAAGTCCGGATTATCCCAACTTGTAAAGTGAAAAGATTCCCACTCTTTATTTGTTTCTGCTATTTTCTCTAAACGTCTTAGATTGGGGTTCTCTTTCTTAGGTGTACCACCGAAACCAGCACTTCCTTTTGTTTCTCTTATCATGGGGTAAAAGATTTCTTCCCAACCTATAAAGAAGTTCTTCATGGTGTCTACTTCATCAAACTCAATGTGAATAACATTAGACATTCCACGATAGTTCTCTCTATTCTCCCAACCTCCTACAAATATAGTAGCCTTCCCGCCCTCCTCAGTAGGTATTTTCATCTCTAACCTTGATTCGTTTGGCTCTCCTACGCCATTTAAACGTGTTTTAAGAGCTTCCCATACGATAGTTCTTGCTTGTTTTTGAGTTGGTGCTATGAATATAACTGATCTATCAGGAAACTTCCTTGCTAAGGTTACTAGTTTAGAAACTGCTTTAAAAAGCATTGTTTCTGTCTTAACAACTGTCTTACCTCCACGCCTTCCTCCTCTCTGTACTTTAAAGCGTGCTGGGCTACTTACTATTTTTTTCTGATGGGGATATAAAAGCATTATCGAACGATACTTGTAGTGGTTTTCCACCACTTGTTACATCTTGTGGAATCATTTTTACATAAGC